CTACCTCTTGTTTTGGGGCTCCTGTTTTGTCCAGTGGCGATTTTGGCCACGCCCTTTTTCTAATAATTAAAATTTTAATTTAACAATATGTAAAACTTAATATTCTTGCAAATTAAATTTTTGATTGTATAAAAATATATGAATTAAGTATTGTAAGCACATTAACACTTGAAGCGATAAGAAATTTAACTAAACCATTTAAAATTAAGGATTTATATGACAGAACTAAAAAAAGAACAACCTAAGAAGCTAAATGCTACACTAGAGAAGAAGCTCTATGCCGAGGCGAAAGGTCAGTACACACTAGTTGACGGTGCAAAAGCATTCACGTTTCTCTTCCCAGCTAACTGTTCGCTTGAAGATAATTTGGCTGCAATCTCTTTTATGAGAGGCGAAATTTACAAAGCTGTTGAAGCTGGCATTCAAGCTGAAAATAAGAAAAGAGAAGAAGAGGCTAAAAAAGTTGAGCCTAAAGTTGAAGAAGTAGTAGCCGAAGAAGTTAAGTAGCCACGGTTCAATGCCACAGACGCTTGCCACAAGGTGAACATAAGACCAGTTTTTCACGACTGGTCTTTTTTGTTTAGTAGATTGAAAAGAAAACTAATCACCAATATTTTTTACAATCTCAGATCCTTCTAATATTTTAGAAAAAGCCTCTTGAGATATTTCATATACTGGCAACCCAGCCTTTATTTCATCTGTTTTTTTAAAAACAGAATCTACTTTAAGAAGTCGCGTTGTCCCAATATGGGATGTATTTTGCTGTAGCTCCGACATATATTTTTATCCATCCTGTTGAATCTGCAGGGTTTGCACCGTTCATTTTAACACTTCCTGCGCCTGCTCCTACACCTTGACTATCATTAGTTATTCCAACAGTTGAAGCTATTCCTGTTCCTTCGTCTCCATCGGCAAAAAGTGTTCGACCTCTTACATCTGTGACAACATCTACAGAATTACCAGTGATATCACCAAGAGAGCTTATTGCAGCTACAGAACCTGGTGTTGAAGAAAAGATTTCAAAGGCTTCTGCACCAGCGGCATCGCCAAGTTGAATTCCAAATCTTCCATCAGCAGGACAAGTAATATATGTATCTGTAGCATTTAAGGAATTCCATAAAACGCCATTAACAAACTGAATATCAGCAGTTGTGAAACCACTAGTTGCTGTTGCAAAATCAATTCCTAGGTCCCAATCTGCCGCTGCCACAGTACCTTGGATAACGCCAATTGCCGCCGCTCCAGCAGTTCCTGTTCCGCCTCCAGCATCAAGTCTTGTTATCGCAACACCATATGCCTTCGCATTAAAAGGTGTAAAATATTCAACAACAGAACCAACACCAGCCACGATTCCAGCAGGAACTCCAGCCGCATCATCAGAGAACAAGTAGGCTTTTACGCCGAAAGCATAAGTTGCTGGTAAATCTGCAACATCTGTTTCTAACAAAGAAAGCTGTCCTTCAACCCCAGCAGCAGTTGAAGCAATAACAGCACCATCTTCCTGAGTACAAAGTCCATAGACTCCTAATGTTTGTAGCGCATTAGACCCAGAGGCAACATCAATTGATCCCCAGATAGCACTAGGTGTATGATTTCCATCACCAGAAGTTACTTGTAAATTACCATAGATTGCTTCTCTTACAGCTGCACCTGTAGCAGTATCTTCATCAGCAAATGCTTGGATGATAGCTAGGTTAGTTGTGTAAGCAGAGATTCTAGCTAAGTTAGTACCACACTCAACAGAATCTAATTCTATTGCTGCATCTAAATTCATTGTTAGAGTACTTGCTCCACCAACAGAACCAATATTTGTTCCGCCTAGAACAGAAATTGTGTTAGTTGCATCTGCAACCACAGGGCTTGTTCCAGTATCTGGAGTCAACGTCTCAAAAAGAGTTCCTGTTGCTGAAATTATCCATGTAGCTACACCAGCACCAACACTGGTTAGCGCATAGACGTCATCATTGGGCTGATCCACCCATACTTGAGCTATTGTATAGCCAATATCTTCTGCTGTTGGCGCTCTTTGAGCTATGATTGGTCTTGGAAAGATCGATGGAAGAGCTTCTGTTAAGCCATATCCAGTGTTTATTCTACTATTATATTTAGCCATTTTTATTACCCCCTTAGGTAAAGACTTTATTTGATTATGACAAGAAATTCTTTTAATTCAAATAAAGTTGACACAAAGTAGTGCCGTGGTGCTAGAATGAAGAAAAAACATTAATGTGGCATATGTCAGATCAAATAAAACGATTACCAGTCTACTTAAGCCTTCAAGAACACAAAGAATTAAAAAGCTTTTGCTCACGTTTAGGGCTGAGCATGTCTTTTTTTGCTAACCTAGCAATAAGAGACAAGATTAAAAAAGAATTAGACAAATTAAGAAAAGGAAAATTAAATGGAAAATGATTCTATATCAAAAAATTATACAGTAAAAAATTTTGCTAAAAAAAATAAAGAAGCAGGATGTTGGCCAGGAAGTGAATCGGCAATATGGGCTCTTCGAGCTGATTCGCCACAAAATGGTTTCGGTGAGGCCTTCTTTTCTATTGGGCGTAGAGTTCTTATTAATGAAGGAAAATTTTGGAAAGCTGTAGAAGCGAATAAAAAGGAAAAAAAATGAAAGATCTAATACATTCACTATTTTTATTAACATCAACGATTCTATGGATATATCTGTTCTACAAAGCCAATGTAGCTGCTAAGGACCATACAAAGGCTATAATCGACGAAGTGCGATCTAGCAGCACAAACACTCAGGCCATGCTAAACAAACCTGTTAAGCGTGGTCAGGGAAGGCCTAAGGGATCTAAAAACAAAGCAACAATGAAAAGAGGCAGATAAATGATGGAAAATGAAGATATTTATCTTATTTTAGAAAAGATAAACGAAGTTTTGCAATTTCAAAATATTGTGTTGCTTAGCTTATTGGTCGTTGCCTTCATAGCTATTTTGTATGTGTTAATCACAAGGTCAAAAAGATGGAACTAATCAAAATAATACCTTTCATTATAAAGGGTATCATCTGCTTTGCTTTTCTACTTTCTTATATAAAGACAGAGAAAAAGGATCATTTATTCATCATGACCATAATGTTCTTGTTGCTTGTCTGGGACGTTTTGGAACATATGCTTAACTTTTGAGGATTGAAGATGAAAACTTACCTAAAGAATGTTTTTGGAGAAAAAGTTGTTGAAATAGACCATGAAACAGGTATTGCCACAGCATTACAAGACTGTACTGTTAATCTAGAAGGTATAATTTGCCATGATAAAGAACGGCAAGTGTTCACGTTTGAAGTAGAGAATATTGAAGGGATTGAAGATGTCTGAAATAGGTAAAAAAAAAGTTAGCTTTGTTAAATGGCTTATGAAAAAAGGTGTGCCACTAGAAAAAGCTAAATTAATTTGTTATAGAAAATTTTATAAGCAAATTAAACAAGAAGAACGTGAAAAAAATTATAAAAATAAAGGATAAAAAATGACTAAAAAAGTAAGAAGAGTTTTCACAAATGAACAAAAAAACACTATTGTTCAACTATATTATAATAGTGACATAACTTTAAGAAAATTAACTACTGAGATGAATCTTGCTTTTGGCACGGTTCATACTTGGTTAGCTAAATTTTATTTAACTAAGGGCCTAGTTTTTAGAGATATTCAAGAAGAAAGAAGGGAATTAGAGGCTAAAAAAATTATAACTATTAAAAAAAAGGAACCTAAAATGGAAACATTAAATCAAGAACAAACTGACTTGTTAAACGAATGGCATGCCGATATAGCAAGTGAAATTCATAATTGTGGGCTAGACAACCCATTAGAACTCTCAAAAAACGTAACAATCACATTGTCTCTAAGAACGCTTTTCAGATTAGACCTATTTTGCAAACAGCTCGCTCTAATTTCAGAGCCTAATAAAAATAATTTGATAGATATTGCTATCAATAGATTTGTTTCAACAAGAAACCACAAAAAAGAATAATGCTAGAAAAAATTGATGATTGGTTATGTGATCATTCTAAACTATATCTGTGGCTTTATAGGTTTGTTTATCATGGGCTTTATTATCCTTTAAGATATCGTTTCAAATACTTTTTACAAAGAGTTTTTAGAGGTTGGTCTGACGATGAGGCTTGGGATCTACGTTCTCACATAACAAAAAGGTTTATTAGACCTCTTAAGCATATGAGAAAAAATATGCATAGCTACCCATATGGACTTACACCAGAAGAGTGGGAGGACATCCTAGACAAAATCATATTTGCTTTTGAATTAGAAATAGAAGAAGAAGAGGACTTTAAAGAATATAAAGACAATGCCACTTATGCCAAACAGCAAGAAGGTTATGAGTTGCTTGGCAAATGGTTTAAAAACTTATGGGATTAAAATAATGTCTTATCTTGTTAAGATATTTACGCTTTAGTATAATTAGAATCGTAACAAAACGGAGTTATAATGAAAAAATTTGTATTAGCACTAATAATTACATCCAGCATGATCTGTGCTTTTGAAAAAAAAGAAGGCTCGTATGATTATAATGCGGTTGGAATAGATGTGATTGCACCGGCACTTACCATCGGAAGCAGACATTGGGACAAAGATGATGGTATCGATATAAACCTAAGCATAGCTAGCTTGATCTTTGTAAACAGACTAACCTTTAATGTCTCTTTTCTTGAAAAGTTTAAAAATAATACATATATAGGAATTGGAGCAGGAGCGTTTGCTTCATCAATTCACCTTAACGACCAACCTGTTGTGAACTGCGGTGTCTTTCCATCATTAAAATTTGGTAAAGAATATAAAGACCATTTTCATGAAGTAACAATAGCTGTCCCGCAACTATCATTAGTTGGGACAACGTTTGCACCAGTGATCTCATATAGATACGGTTTTTAGAAAACAATAAATAAATGGGGCTGCAAAAGTGGCCTCATATTAAAACGGAGGAAAAAATGTTAGAGATTATCCATGTATTAGCTTTTGGAATAGCTACCTCATTTGCTTTGAAATGTTTAGAATGGGATATAAAAGATCTTTTTAAATAGCTTCCATAAATTTACTTATAACACTTTTCTCTTCTTCTGATGATTTAACTTTCATAATTCTCTTGGCGGCGGCTGTACCATATTTTTTTGTTAAGTCTAATCTCATTTTTCTTCTTTCTGTAGGATATTTTAATGCATGGAATTTAGCTGATAAATAATCTTCTTTCATTCCTTTTGCTTTACTTAATATATAACCACCAACAGCTGTTGTCATTCCTCTTTCCAATACACCACTTGGAACAAACGCTAGTCTTAACCAATAAGGTACACCAATGCCTTTTAAGGCTGCACTCATTATTGAACCAACTATTATTCTTTGTGGTAATGTCATGTCTCTATAAATTGAACGCATTTCTTTTATTGCTTTATCAGGTGATCCTTTATTACTTTTCCAAACTTCGACTGCTTTTTTCAAATGATCAATTATACTCTTTTTCTCTCCAGGTGTAGTTTCTTTTGGTAATGTTTTATCAATTTGTGCTTCAATAACTTTTTCAGATATTTTCTCACCTTTTAAAGATTTTGATACTGATTCGTTTAATTTATTTCCTTCTTTTAAACTTTCTTTTGCAACTTTTTCTGTTTTGCCTTCTATTTCTGCCATTGCTTTTTTATATTCGATAATAGGTTTTTGCATTCCAGGCAAATCAGCTTTCAATTGCTGAATATAGTGTCTCATCAATGCAGGTGCATTTTTAACAGTTGCTTTAGTAGAAAGTTTATCTCTGTGTTTAGTTAATCTAGCATCATTAATATGTTTGTTTCTTGTTAAATCAGCTTTTATTTTTTTTAATAATTTTTTCTCTTTTGGATTTGTAATAGTCTCTAATTTTTTATCAATATTTTTTATCGCATCTGCATACATATTATTATATGTTTTCAATGCTTTAATATGACGGTCTTTATATGGGGCTATTGGTTCAGCGCCTTTTGTTCTTTTGAGAATCTCAATTTGATCTTGCAAATATTTTGCTTCACCTTTAAATTCTTTTTCCCAATCAGCTTCTGTGTATTTTTCAGGATTTCTTGTCATATCTTCTAAACGTTTGACTCTATCTTCAGCCATTTTTTTAGACTCAGCCTCATTAAATGGTTTCACGCCTTTTTTAGAGACATATTCTAATTCTTTTTGCTTAGCCTTTAATTCGTTTAGTTGTGATTCATAACCAGCTTTAGTTTTTTCAATTAATCTTCTTGATTTTTCACTTTTTATGCCTTTTTCAAGTTCAGCATTTAATTTGTTTACGTTTTCTTGAACTCTTTCAATATTAGTTTCAACTTTTGTTAATTCTTTAGAAGCGACACCCATCTCAATTTTCATTTTTGGACTTGTATATGGTTTCTTTTCCTTTAAATATGTTTCTAATGGAGCAGCAGCTAGTTCTCCAGCCTTTTCTTTTGTAGCAGCAGCTCTTTTCTCTAAAGCTTCTTTTGAAAGTTCTTTGCCTGGCAATTTTACTTCTGCACCTTTTGGCTCATAAGTTTTTGTGATGTCTGTAACAATTCTATTTAATTTTCTTGTTTCTGCAGAATCTCCTGCATTTACTTTTTCTACATCTATTCCAGCTTTATCAGCAGCTGTTTTAATTCTGTCTATTGTATCAGCAGGACCTTTTGGATTTTTAGATCTTCTGACTTGTTCAATAATGCCTTTAGCTCTATTAGTTCCTAAATGTAATAGATTTAATCCAAAAACTTGAGCAAAATTAGTCGCCACATCTTCTTTAGAGGGCAATTCTCTTTTAGCTACAGCCTCCGCTCCTGTTAAACCTAATGCTTGAACTGTTGATGTGCCTAATATTTCCTTTAGTTGTGGAAATTTTGATGCTTCAAAGAATTTTTTGATTGCAGGATTGGCTGCTTTCATTATAGGCAACACTTTACTCAGAGTTCCAAAGATAAGGCCTTCAGCGCCTGCCTGTGTTGATTGAGAGGCTACTTCTCCAACAGCATTTAAATAATCTTCAAATGATCCTTGGCCACCTTTTTCTTTTAACTTCATAAAATTTTCTAAAGACGAATTAAGAAATGCTGGGAGTGCAAATGCACCAACTGCTGATCCCATAGGTCCGCCTCCAGCCATTCCAGCTGCTGCACCTGCAATAAATGCTGGGGCATCACTTGTCAAACTACCAACTGTATACAAAACATTATCCCATACACCTGCTTTGTCTTTTAAAGTAGATGCTTTTTCATAATCTTTTATTGACTGACCAGATAATACTGCTCTTAATTTTCCAGATGATCCAGATTGTAATCCTTTATCAAATGAACTGCCTGGACCTATGTCTCCTAGTAAAGTTCTTTTGCCTTCTTTAGATGGTTCAAAACTTGGACCTCTTGTGCCATATGGTGTTTGATCTTCGGCTTTCTTTTCAATTAAGGCCTCGCCTAATGAATCAGATTCATCTGTTAAATATTTAGTTGAATTTAATAAGACTTCTTGAGAAGCAGCTTTTCTGCCAACTTTTTTGGATAATTCATTTGTTTTGTTTAATAATGTTTCAATATTTTTTTGAGATAAATCAGTATCTTTAAAGCCAGCATTTTTCATCATTCTGCCAAACTCATCTAATCCATAAGGTTTAGTTTCTTTTTGAAATTGAGATTGCTTGTCCATTGCCAATTTCATCATTAAAGGACCTGCTTGCTGAACACCTTGTTGAAAACCACCGCCCAGACCTTGACCAAGAGCGCTTAAAAGCCCTGCATGAGGTATTGGTACAGATGTTGGTAAATTTGATGACATGTGAATCTCCTTTATTTATTTGCCAAATAAGCCCATAGACTTTCCTAAAAATCCAGATCCCATCATTCCGCCCATCTGTCCTATTCCACTTGATAATCCTTTAACTAACATTGGTAATAAGCCTTCTATGCCTGGCATCTGTTGCCAGTTAAATGTTGGTGTTGTTGTTCCCATTCCTAACATTTGCATTAATTGAGAACTTGCGCCTTGTTGCAACTGAGACCTCTGAGCCTGTAAATTCTCAGCTAGTCCAGCTCCTGCTTGCCCTAATGCTTGTGGGAAAGCTGATGAACTTTGTGCCCCCTCTCCCATTCCTGAAAACCTTTCAGCCAATCCTGGGACTGTTTGCTGGTTAAATTGTCTCATAGCTGGTGCTTGAAACGCCTGCATAGCTTCTGGAGACCCTGACATTAAATTTTTCAAATAATCTGTAATTTGAGGGCCGGCTCCTTCTAAACCACTAAGCATTTGACTAAATATTTGTTGTTGTTGTGGATTCTGTGTAGGCATTGCTTTAAATTCGCCACCTTTTCCCATGATTTGATCTCGTAAACCCATAATATGGCTCCTTACTTGTTTTAGTTTTAAGTTAAAACATTATTTTAATATATAGCAATAAAATGTTTAGTTCTTCAAATATTCCAAAATAATATAAGAATTTGTGAAGGCCGCTAGGTTTACAGTCGGAGTGATTATTACCTGCGTTGCAGTAACTTGTAATGAACAATCGTGGATTCCACCATTTGCCAAGGGTATCCAAAGCGGAGTGGCCGGATCAATTGCAAAACCTGTTATGCGTGTAAAGGTCCATGTGTTTGGAACAGCGGCTCCTTCATTAAGAGAATGGACAACAGCCGTCGGTGCAGCGTTTAAAAGGGCGCCCGTGTCAATAACCTTTCTAAAACCTTCTCTATATTTTTGTGAATCTAATGTATCAAAAAATCTCTGACAATTTGGTATCTCATATTCTTGAGGATAAAAGCCTCTTTCTTTGTCATTAATCTTTGTGGCCATTTTTCGATATAGTTCAGTCCACTGAATAAGAAATTGATTCCAATCTGTAGCAAAGGACACATTTTCTGGTAATGCAGACTCCATAGAATTAGAAGGGCCAAACGTCATTGAAATCTCCCCGCTTTTTCTACACTAAGGTTTAAAGCATGGATCTGAAAGTCAGATGATGAATTAGCACGTTGAGACAGTTGATATGGCGACATTGTAAATTGTAGCTGGAGAAAGCCTACATCCATATTTCCATAAAATCTAGTCCAATTTTTTTCTGAATCTTTTCCCTTGTCATCTGTGCTTGATCCAACTAAAGAATTTAAAGCCAAAGTGCTGTTTTGATCTCCAAATAGATTTACTGTAAAATCACCTTCAGCTGTTTGTATTAAAGACTCAAAGTATGACAGTCTAAAAGAAGAATCTTCTTTAATAAATGGAGCAAACCTTTTAGTCACAACATTAAAATTGTCTATGACCGCTACTTGTCCTGAACCTTGATAGTTGCCTAAACCCGTAAGGTCTAGATTTACATCTGCTCCTGTAGCTTGAACGGTTGCTAATGAAAAAGTATCAGCTGTCAATACAACAACTCTAAAGTTTCTAGCATTTACCTCATTATAGTTATAGGTTGCAGTAACGGCTGTGTCAGCAGCTAGTATAGCAAAGTTAACAGTAAAGACGCCTGTTGCATAATTTATTGTATTAGTTCCAGCAGCATCGCCATATAAAGTCCCATTGCCTAGATCTGTAAATACGTTGCCACCAATTGTAATAACTAATATCCCTGGAATAACACCTTGATGAGCAAGAGTTCCCAAAAAACCTGTAGAACCTGTTAATGCTGTTCCTAAATCCTCATCAACAACATTGATCACAAATCCTCTTACATTAGATAGCCTTACAAATTGTCCGCTTTTTAAATTGTGGTTTGTAACCTGACAAACAGCTGGAACCGCTGCTGTTATAGATGTCGCGGTTTCTAAATCCATTGTCATTTCATTTTCAGTAAGTCCTTTGCTGAAATCTACAATGATACCTTTTTGATTGCCTGCAACAATATCTGGAATGTATGATTGATTTGCAGGAGAACCCCATGTTCTGTCTGTTTTTTCCCATGATTTTGTCATCATAGCCCATGTATAATCTTCTTGAAATTGCATTGTCCCAAAACAAGTCAATGAATTGTGATAGATTGAAAAAGTTTTCTCTTCATAATTTAAGGCTAATATTCTATTTGGGAATGTTCCATTTTCATCATCATTTGGAAAAGTCCAATAAACCATCTTTGTATAAAAATCTCTTATACCATGTATTCTTACTGGTCCATCATTGTCATTGTGAAAATTGAAAACTTCGTCTGGAATCTTTTCATCTATTGGCTGAACACTTATAGAGTTTGTTGTAACAATAGATTTGTCTCCAACTGCTAATACGCCAGTACCAAAGCCAACTGGGCTAAATGTACTCTCGGCTCCTAATTGTTCGTTTATTCTAGCCCAAACAAAAGGTAATAATTCAGACCCTGTATATTGCAATTGCCACGTGCTTCTTTCAAAAAAAACGATTAAAGCGTCTTTGATTAGGGCAACAGATACAATTGATTCATTTGTTGGGGCGTCAATATAACCACCTCTACCAATATCATTTCCACCAGCAGTCCATGAATAACCAGGGTTTGGAACATTTGCAATATAAGTGTTTCTTATATTATAAAAAGGCGTTCCATTCTGTGACCATCTAGCCCTTTGATAATGTCGTTGTCCACCACCAAGAAAAGGTCTTTCATCAGTGTTAAAGGCTATTAATCTACCCTTATAAGAGATTAAAGCTAAAGCTCCCCATAAGTATTCTGGTACAGCAGCTGAGGTCAAAGCGGGACAAAAGTTTCTCCAGCCTAGACCAGCTCCGAGGCCATCATAGTATCTTATGCCATCGCCACCACCTGCTATCGATCCTGTAAGAGAAAAAACAACGCCGCCAGCAGTATACGCAAGACCAGCGGTACTTATATTTACAGTTATTGTAGCAGCCGCGACAGCTGTAACAGTTCCAGTTAGACCATTAATTTGGAGCATTGTGCCTGTAACTTCATTTATAAAAACGACATCGTCTACAGTAAATGTATGTCCTGCACCAACGGTCATTACTGCGGCCGCGGCTACTGTTATACCAGTAATTGCCACGCCATGCATTCCAGCTATATTATTTGTCGCCCATAAAACATCTCGGTAATTTCTCATCCAAAAGAAATTAGCATCGTCACCTGTCCATTGGACGGCATTGGCCGGAGCTGTTCTTTTATAAAAAGAAGTGTCTTGAAATTGTAATGTTGCATTGTTGTATTCATATGAATAGTCTTCATCAAATAAGACTACAGACTCTCTATTTATAGCAGCCTGATCAAATATCTGTATTCCCATTGCAGAGGTTCTAGGAGGCGTTTGAAACGCTTCTACAGTTACAGCAAAAGGTCCACCGGCTGGTAAAATAGGATCCCAAAAAAGATCAAAATCACCTGTTTCATAATCGATTATTCCAAATGCATAATTTAAATTAGCTATTAAAGCTGCGTCTACAGAGAGTGTACCGTTTCCATTATCAACAAAATCTAGATTACCCCATCCGGCTACTGGAACAGCTATGCGTATAGTTACAGAACCTGGGGAAATAGGTCTGTCACCAGCTGCTGTCCAACCCGCTGCTGCATATGTTGCATCTCCTGTGGCTACATTAGCAAGAGCGTGTGGTACTGCTGTAGCACCAGCTCTTTGCAAGCGTCCAATAAACTTTACTCCAGGCTTTTTTCTTACCCGACCACGCCATACATAGGCATCTTCAATTGTTGGAAAAGCATCCTCTGGCAAAAGCCACGGCTCAACGTCGCGTTCTAATCCACTCTTGTAAGGACCTATAAATAGATTTGGCATTTAGTTACCCATTATTATTACATGAACAGTTGTTACGGCTACAGGAGACCCAGCTGATAATGATCTAGTTAGGATATTACAATTAGCTGTTGCTGTAGAGATAACACCTCCAATAGCTCCAACCGTTCCCGCTGCATTCATACTACAAGTTACATTTACCGCATATTTTGTATTTTGCAAAGCAGTCCCATAAGCTATTGTAAAGTTTCCAGCAGAATTGACTGTGACACCCGTGACATTATATTGGTCTGTAACAACCCCTGTAGTACCATTAAATTTTACCCATGCTTTTATTGCTGATATCGGGACAATATTTTGTAAAGCTCCTGTTTCATCTTCTGTGGCATAATAAAGCTCTGTGCGTCTGTTTGGAGCAGCTCCAACGTGTTTTGAATAAATTCTACTTTTAGGAAAAGCCAAAGTTCCTAATACTGGGTCAGCAACAACATTGTTTAATGTAGTTTGTAGGTGTTCGCCTGCATTTATAGCTGCATTAAATGCAAGATGGTCTTGTTGAAATACAGCATTTAAAGCTGTAAAATTAGCTAAGATTTGACTCTGCGATTGTGATATTAAGGAAGCAGCTGTTGGTATATCAGGATTGTATGCCATTGTTTTCTCCTATAAATTTTGATAACCAGAGATTCCACTGCCACCATCATAAATAGTCGCTACTCTCTGAGTTGATAATTGTTTTAATGTTCTGCGCTCTACAAGACATAATTGCTTGTCAAAAAACATCTTTACTTTTTGATATGATTCCACATCTAAATTGTCTTGAAAGATCTTTAGAGCTGCTCCAAAAGCGATTAGAGTCCACCATTCTCTGATCTCTGGCTGGTCTCCGGCTCCCATTTCACTTGGTGCATAATTAACCGTACAAGTAACGTCATAGGCTACATCTGGAACAGGATAAAATATTAAGGCCTTATTGAAATATAAAACAGCCTGCGGTCTTGTTTGCACATAAGTTAAACTCTGTACTGTCATTATATTACCAACTGGTATTATAGCAGTCCATGTTAGTCCAGCCATAGCCCCTGTGGTTAAATTTATTGTTCCACCAGCCGCGACATCACCATCAATTGTTCCATCAGCGTCAACGCCTGCGGTTAAAGTGTTTCCAGTGTTGTCGATTACAGTTATTAAGACACTATCATATAAAAGAGGAGTGTTTGATACTGTGCCTGTATAAGGACCTACAACTCCAGTACCGGTTGCCAAGGTCTGTTTTAACATTTGTGATGGGAAAAAGTTTAGGAAACTTCTAATGTCCTGAAAAAATGATATCTCATAGCCACCTACATAAAATGGAGGCTCAATATTTGTGTACTGATTCCAATCTATATTATAAAGCCATCGCCCCTCTGTTAATATTCTGTCACCACTTGTATTAGTAGTAGCCAAAGGGCTTTCTGCGCCTGTTAAATTCCACAATTTTAAGTGTGCGGGTAAATCATAGACGTAGAAATCATTGATATAGTTGTCTAAATCGGGATTACTTAATTGATTAGTAGACGGTCTTCCAGTTAATAGTCTGACCTTATTTCTTATTTGTTCTAAAGTTCCTGTTACAGCCATTAGTCTTCCTCCTAAAAGTTACCACTCTTTGTAAACAATCGTCATTTAAAGTTAAATCTTTATTTGAAAACCTCTACATAAATTCTGTTGATGTGAATTGATATCTTTGTCTGTATCCGCCAATGCCTTGAAGCTTTTTGCCGTCTGGGCCTACTAAATAACTATGTCTTTTAACTTTTGTCATGTTGTTTAAATGCTTTGCAACTCCTAATGGAATTGTATAAGTCTCTCCATCTTCTAAATGATAGGTTCTATGCGGATCTTCTTTATATAATTTATGTGAAAATGTAACGTCTCCGCCTTCTACCTCAATATTCTTGAAAACGCCTGTAACAGCCTTAGAGTCCAGATCCCTAGCTTTTTGACGTAAATCTTCAGCAGCATGCTTTTCTTCCTTATTTAACTTTTTTCTTGATCCAATACTGTATTCTTTGACAAATGAACTCATAAGTTCTCCTTATAATTTTAAAAAAAAAGGGAGGGGATATTTAGTCCCCACCCTATAACTAATTACACTGTGTAATCACGGCTAAATGCCATCCAATCCATCACATTAGTATTAGCTCCTACTACGCCTGTATCAAGATACATTCCATAGTAAGCATTATTGCTTAATGAAGAGGTAAGCTTAGTAGCAACTTCTCCAATAGCTGTAACATGTGGGAAAGATACCCCAGCTCCAGCGACAGCTGATGTTGGGTAAGCAAAGGCTGTGTATGCAGCACTGTTTATGTTTGTTGTTATTGTATTTGCTGTGACCGCTGTGACAAGGCCTACAACGCCATCAATTTCTGGCATTCCAAATCTAAGAAAATCCGGATTATGCACTGTGATATAATCACCAACTAAATAATTGTGCGCTACACTAACACTAATAACCGCAGCCGCAGCTACAGAAATATCAGCGATGAAACGTCTTGATGGTGAATAATATCTTGATGGAATGATTCTAAAATCAGCATTTGTTGCAGCAGCCGCATAAGCAGCCCCCACTCCATACCCTAGTGTATAAGTCGCACCAGGTGTAGTTGCAGTTACTGTGAAATCTAATCCAGCTATTTGCAACATTGCTGTTGTATTAATCATTCTTACAATATCTCCTACATTAGGAGCTACTCCAGCAGCTGAAGCATCTGATACGACAATAGGTGTCGCCGCAGTTGCAGCAGTTCCAACAGCAACTAAAGCCCCAGGTGTTTGAGAACTTAGATCTACAAATGTAAATCCAGCTCCGCCTGCAGCAATTGCTGAAGCTGATAAATCATCAGCCGCATCAGTTAGTCCTTGCGCTTGTCCAGCAGCAAAGCCATCAAACCACTCAGATTCGACAACAACAGATGCTGCTGCGCCCCACTGAGTTCTATTTCTAATTTTGAAATAATGTGGTTTTTTTGGTAATTCAATAGTTGTCGCAACTCCGCCTGATACGAAAGTTCCTTGAGCGATCAACGCTAATGGTGTACTCATATTGCCTCCTTAAGCTAGTGTTGCGCGTAGATTGATTATCCATGCGTCATTGGTTATTCTTGTTGCGTAAGCAAACCTGTAAGCTGCTGTTTGGCGCAACTCACTTGGATCATCTCCCCATCCTGGTGGATGGTAGATAAACTTAGCTGATGAGCCGTCTAGATCAATATTGCAATAAGATTCTTGAGCTGTTACAAACATATTGTAAATGTCAGCACCTAAAAGAGATGCATTTGGAGTTACTGAACCCCTAGAAGATAAATAAAATCTGACATTTCCAATTGAGCCCCACTCACTAGCCAATGTATCTTTTTGGCTTGGATATTGTTCTTTAGCGATAAAGCCGGCAACTGTTTCAAGCTGTCCGATCATATTGCTATCGGCCATACAAATATAAGAATCGCGCACAGGGCCCGTTCCATACTTATTTTCGCCGGTTATCATATCGGTAACAAAGTCACCGTCGTTGTTCTGGAGTGTGCCCACAACGCCGTCAAAATC